CAGATATTTTATTTATATTATTAAGTTCAAATAGTATTTTGTTCAAAAAATGATCATTTAAAAGATTTTTCTAAAATTTCTTAAAATAACTATTTACATACTTCAAAAATGTGGTATTATAGCTACATAAAGTTAATCAACAAGAAGTTAAGTTGAAAACTTTTTAAAAATTTTTCAAATAACTATTTACATCTGTGGATTTCTGATATAGAATAACCACAATAAAACAACAAATGAGGACAACAAAATGACTACTTCAATCAAATCTGTAAATCACCACGAAAACTTTGTTAAAGCTGTTTTGCCATCAGAAAAACAAATCGCTAAATTAGCTGAATTTGGTTATGATGAAGAAATCACAAAATTATTCGTGAACGCGGTTAACTGGATTTCAATTAATGACAACGATCGCAAATCAATGAAATTTTTCAAGAAAAATCAACAGTTAGTTGATTTAGGATTAGCAGAAACATTTGAAGAAGATGGTAATACTTACATGCGTTTAACTAATAAAGCAGTTAAAGTAATGCAAGGTCGTAAAAATAAAATTAATGTATCTTCTGAACCTCGTCAAAAAATTAAACAATCAAAAGGATATACTGCAAAAGCAGAAATTCCTGATGAAGTTCAGCAATTTTTAGATAAAACTGGTTGGTCAGTTCGTTCAACTGAATTAATGAAACCTACTTATAACTTACGTGTTCATAAAGAAGGTACTTCTCGCGCAATGTTAGTTGCTATTTATGAAAATGATGTAAAATTCTGTTTCTTTGGTAAATATAAACAAGACATGATGAATCATGTATTAAGTTTAATCCCAGCTGATTTAGTATTACATCAAAAAATGTCGAACACATTTGGATTTATTTTAGTAAAACAATCAGATTTAGTTAATTTAACTGAAGAAATGTTTACATTTTAATAATTAATTGGAGGTTTCCCTCCAATATTTTTTAGGAGTAAATATGTTAATTATTAAACACGGTGATATTTTTGAGGAATTTAAAAATTCTGTAAATTGTCTTTTAGTTCATGGGTGTAATTGTTGTAATATTATGGGTGCTGGTATCGCAGCTGCTATTAGTATAAAATATCCTATGGCGTATGATATTGATAAAGCTATGCATAATTTACCAAATAATAAAGTAAATGAATTAATGGCTGGTAGATATTCAATTGTTCCGGATTTCTCAAATAAATGCAAGTCAAATTATATTGGAAATCTTTATACACAATTATTTCCTGGAAAATATTTTAGTTATGACTTATTAATTTCGTGCCTACAAAATCTGGAAAAAGAAGTGTTAAAACAATTTAAAATCAAAAAGATTTTGATGCCAGCAATTGGATGCGGTATCGGTGGTGGTAATTTTGATAAAGTAGTTAATATCATTATGAATTGGTGTAGATTTAATGTTCCGGATATTGAAGTACATTTATATTATCCGCAATAAACTATAAGGCAATAAGATGACAGATTTTAAAGTACTTACTGACCGAGACCATATTTTACTTCGCCCTGCGATGTATATAGGTTCAACTACTCTTGAAGAACACCAACAATTTATTTCTGGTCAATGGACTGAATTAAAGTATTCTTCTGGGTTAGTAAAAATTATTAATGAAATTATTGATAACTCGGTGGACGAAGCCATTCGCACTAAATTTAAATTCGCAAATAAAATTGATGTACAAATTAATAATGAGAAAGTTAGTATATCTGATAACGGCCGGGGAATCCCACAAGATTTAATTGAAACGCCAGAAGGTGAAAAATTATTAAGACCAGTTTTAGCATGGACCAGAACAAAAGCAGGTAGTAATTTCTCTAATGATCGTGTTACTGTTGGTATGAACGGTGTTGGCTCAAGTTTAACAGCAATTTTCTCGAAAGAATTTACAGGTATCACATCAGACGGTAAAAATGAAGTTCTGGTGCAGATTAATAATAATGCTGATGATATCAATTGGACACAAAAGAAAAGTGCTTCTATGGGCACTACTGTGTCATTTAAACCGGATTTAAAAAGATTTGATTGCTTGGAAATCTCAACAGATGTAGAAAAATTAATTTTAGAAAGACTTCAATCATTATCTGTTGTATATCCGAAAATTAAATTTTCTTTAAACGGTAAAAATGTTAACTTGAAGTTAACTGATTATTTCAATCAATTTGGGTTAAATGTTCAATATAAATCGGAAAATTATTCTGTTGCACTGGCTGCTTCTGAAGATGGATTAAAACAAAACTCATATATCAATGGTCTTTATATTAAAAATGGCGGGTCTCATCAAGATTTCTTTTTGGACCAATTCTGTCAAGAGTTGTTAGTATTAATTAAAAAGAAACATAAAAAGTTAGATATCAAGCCTGCTAGAATTAAAGAGTGTATTACTTTTGTGATGATTGGTTCAAATTTTAATAATCCAAAATTTGATTCTCAAACAAAAGAACGATTAACCAATTCTGTTTCTGATGTAAAAGAATATTTTAATTTAGATGAAAAGAAATTCAAAAAGTTTGTTAAAGAATTCTTTGAAACATCTGAATTATTAGATCCTATTATTGAATCTGCTTTAGCTAGAATTTTAGCAGCTGAAAAGGCACTAGAAACAAAATTAGCTAAAAAGATCAAAAAGGTTAACGTTCCATCGCATATCAAAGCAGGACAAAAAGAAAATAGTATTTTATTCTTAACAGAAGGTGATAGTGCTATTTCATCATTATTAGATTCAAGAAATCCAAAAATTCATGGAGGATTTCCGTTAAGAGGTAAAGTACTTAATACATTTGGTGAAACTAACGCAAGAATTTTAGAAAATAAAGAACTTGCTAATATTATTAACATCCTTGGATTAGAATTTAATAAATCACCGATTGAAATCGATAAACGTGGTAATGTTATTTGTAATATGAATTATGATTATATTGGCATTATGACCGATGCTGATGTGGACGGTGGTTCAATTCAATTATTATTATGTTTATTCTTTTCTAAATGGCCTGATTTGTTTAAACATAATCGAGTAAAAATTGTTAAGTCACCTAGATGGATTTTAACATCTAAAACTGAATCATTATTCTTTTACACGGATGAATCGTATGAAGAATTTTGCAGTAAGAACAAAACTAATTCATATGAAATCAGATACATCAAAGGTCTTGGTAGTTTACGTAAACATGAATATAAGAAAATGTTAAATGAACCTTTCTTTGTTGATGTTAAGTTAAATGATAATTATCAAGAATGGCTTGATATGTTATTTGGCAATAATGCAGATTTACGAAAAGATTGGATGTTAGAAGGAATTACCCCAGCTGAAGTAAAATCTGCTCAAAATAATAAACAAAATATTTTTGAAGGTTTATGATGGAAGTTTATCAAAATTTATCCGGAGATCACACAGAAGGAATTGAAATCAGGAAAGAACAGAATCTTGTTAAGCTTACTGTTGTCAATTTTAATAAATCTGTATCTGTTTATTTGTCGGAAAAACAAATGATAAAGTTATGTAAAAATTTAATCTTGGCAGCCCAGACATAATTCATAAATGGTCAATTTTTAATCAATTGACCATTTTCTTTTAAAAAATCTATTTACATCTGTTTTTAATCAGATATAATAGCAATCGTTAAATCAATTTATTAATGAGGACTTACAAAATGATTAAAACAGAAAACCAAAAACCAGAAAACAAAAATTATGAATTATGTGCTGATATCCTAGCAACATTTTCTATTTTAGAAAAATGGGGATTTGATAGTATCACAAGTAATTTATCTTTATTTGCAGAAGTGTTAAATGAATTGGATTTCAAAACATTTAATGGTTTACCACTGAATTCATCAAACTTATCTAATATGTTCCGTCGTTTATCTAAAAAAGAACGTGAATCATTATTAGAAGAATTTAATTCTGGATTCAGATCATTCCATTTAATGCAAGAACAAAACACAAGAAACATTATTCACTAACAGCCGCGTATAGGAGACTAAAATGATTATTAATCAACCTAAATCAGAAATCTTCGGTTCACAGGTAGAAACAAATAGTTTTTCTATCAAAAGCTCCCCAAAAGCATTCCAGATTTTGTCATCTAATTTATATTCAAACAAAATCCGTGCTGTGATTCGTGAATATTCTTGTAATGCATTAGATGCTCATCGTTATGCTAAAAAGGAAAAAGAACCATTTCAAGTAACATTACCATCTGAACTGCAACAAAATTTTATTGTTCGCGATTTTGGTAATGGATTATCGGAACAAGAAATTAAAGAATTATTTACCACATATTTTGGCAGTTCAAAAGACCAATCAAATGATTTTACTGGTGCATTAGGTTTAGGTTCTAAATCTGCGTTTAGTTATACAGATTCATTTAATTGTACTTCTTATCATAATGGAACTAAATCAGTTTATTCATTATTTTTAGACCAAGGTGAACCTAAAGTTACTTTGATGTATCAATCAGAATCAGATGAACCATCTGGTGTTGAAATTAATATTCCAGTTCAATATAATGATATTTACTCATTTGAAAATGAAGCTCAAATTGTGTATTCTGCATTTGATGTAAAACCAATTGGATTTGAAAATAAAACTGAAATTCAATATTACTTTAAAGACTTTGGCACAATTAATTTGTCAAAGTCAAATATTAGTCGTGATGAATTTGCTGGTAAATATATTTACGCTAGAATGGGTAATGTTTTATACCCAATTTCATCTGAATACACAAAAAATTATAGATTCAATCTAGAATTATATGGATTTGATTCTTGGTCAAATATTTTATTTGTTGATTTTAACATCGGTGAATTAGATATTGCTCCATCACGTGAACAATTATCTTATGATAAAACTACGATTGAAAATATCAATAATAAATTATCTCAGATTTTTGAAAACACCATTTCTAAAATGGTAGAATACCACAAAGATGAAATCAATAAGGAATCATGGTTTAAATTTGGTAAATCTATTGCAGAAATTACTATAAAATGCCATGGGTTATCGCGATTTACTCGTGCTTGTCATTGGATGGCTGATTCGCATGGAATTCAAAAATATCTACTTAGTTTATCTGAAAAAATTAATGGGTATACATACCAAGAATATAAAAAGCTTACATTTAAAGATGTGGTTAATGATTCTTATTATAATAAAGTAGATCTTAATGGTGTTGAAATTGTTCCTGAGCCGGTTACAGTTTATTCACGAAATCGATCTTTAAACCGATATAAACCCGTTCGTACTGGTTCTAATTATATTGACCAAGTTTCGCATACCGACTTGTATGAAAAACCTCAAATTTTCTTTGATGTATTGTGGTATGATATGCAAGAAACAGATGTGGTTATCGTTTTAGACAAATCTGATTATAAAAGACGTAAACCAGTTATGGATTATTTGGTTAATGAATATAGTAAAACTAAAAATGGATTTTTGATTATTTCAGCTAATCCAAAAATTTGCGATGATATCAAAAAATTCTTAGAAACCAAATACAAAAATACAGAATTAGTTCTATTGGATTTAGCCGACAATCTAGAGCAAAAAGTTAAGGATTATATTAGCTCATTAAAACCAGAAACAAAAGATAAACCTCAAAAAACAGATCCAATGGGAACTATTTTTGAAATTAATAAAAATACTTTTGGTAAAGAAGGAACAACTAAAGACGATTTAACTAAAATTGATTTATTTGGTATCAAAGATCTTCGAGCATTTGTTGCAGATAACCCAGATGCTTTATTTGTTCCTTTATATGAAGGTTGGTATAACTTGCGTTGGGTATTTATAAATTCTGGCTTTAATGATATCAGCACATCTAATTCGCAGGAAATTAAAAATCTTATTGAATTAGCAGAATCAGCCGGTAAAAAAGTTTATGGGTATATGTTTAAAGACAGATGCTCTGATTCTTGGTATGATGTAATAAAACCATTTAAATATGACTTACAAACATTCTTATCAGCAAACCCATTAGGAGCTGACGCTAAAGATATCTATAAACCTTTGATTAAACTTGGTTTTTATAACAGTTATGGTAGCTGGGAATCATATAATTTAAAATGGGATTTAGGAGTATTCAATCTTGGTCGTTTTGTTAAATTAAATGATAAAGAACAAGCCGTATATGAACAACTAAAAGATATCGCTAGAAAAAATGCATTTTGGATCGAGCCTAATTTAGACTTTTTTGATTCTCAGCTAGATGAAATGGAAATAGATATTCCGTTTTATGAATCAGAATTAAGAAATCTATTTACAAAGGTTTTAGAACTTGATAAAATTAGATTCGAAACATTAAATGAAACAATTAATAAAATTATTTCTAAAATTAAACCGTTAGAATATATCCAAGAAATTTTAGGCGAATTCGGTCCAAATAATGTTTCACGATATTCTGATTTTTTAGGGGATTCTGATTCAGGTTCTTATGAAGAACAAGTTAAAGTATACGAATCATTTAGTAAAATGATGAAAAATCAACAAGAGGTATTTTAATTATGAAAGATTTATCTTTATTAGATATTACACGTGAAAGACGCAACGAATATCTTCGCGATTATTATTCACAAGGTTATACATATTCAGAAATTGCTAAAGCAACTGGATTAACTTATGATACTGTTCGCGGTGTATTACGCAATGAACCAAAACCAACTACCCAAAAAGTAGATTCAACCCAAGCACCTAGTTTATCTGAACTTCATTCATTAATGGGTATCAGTACAGTAACACAAGATGAACTTGATGCACCGGTTGAAGGTAATTCAGGTCAAGATTACAATTATTCAGATGATTTTGCTGTGGCTGACGAACATTTAGTTCCGCCTGTTGAACCTAAAAATGTGAAATGGGTTGCAAATAATACGATGGTTAATATTGTTATTAACGGTGAAGTAGTAAATGCTGATTATACACATCCATCTTTTAAAGAAATTATTGCAGCATGTTTAGTAGAAGATTTTGAAAAAGCAATTACTTTAGCTAATACAGGTAAAACTATTGAAAAATGGTCTTTAGGTGCATTTGAATTCAAAAATGGTAAATTATATTTTTGTGGTGAAACATTACACGGTTCTTTAATTGAAAAGATTATTAAATCAATTCAAGAAGGTGATCAAAATGTGAACAAGTACGTATTCTTCCTTGAAGATGCACTACGTAATGATAAAAACTCGTATAATGAAATGTGGGATTTTATTAAACATAACGATATTAAGATTCATGATAATGGTGCAATTATCGGCTATAAAAAAGTAACTGTTGGTGCTGATGGTAAATTATATGATTCTTATACTCATACAGTTCCTAATGACCCTGGCACATTAGTTCAAATGCCACGTCATTTAGTTAATGATAATAAATCAGAAACTTGTTCTTATGGTTTACATGTTGGTTCAATTGATTATGTTCGTAATTTCTCCGGTAATCAAATCGTAAAAGTATTAGTTGCACCAGCGAATGTAGTTTCTGTTCCAACAGATTATAACGGCCAAAAAATGCGTTGCTCTGAATATTTTGTTTTAGAAACTTTAGACTATGATATGAACACTTTAGCGCAAGAAACTAAATGTTTACGAGTTGCAACAGTTAATCGCGACGGTTTATATTCCGTAAAAGAAGTTGAACCAGGTTATTCTGTAAAAGAAATTAAGTAATATAAAGGGCTGCATGCCCTTTTATTTGGAGTACAAATGATTACTAAAACAGATTTATTTTTTAATAAGTATCATGAACGTTTAAAACCGTATATAATGCCAATTAAATAGTTCAATAATTGTAGAACATCTGGTGCATTACATTATTCTCACCCAGGCGACGAAAGATCTGTTGAGGATAAAATGCTTAATATTAGTATTGGCGAAACTGTTGAAGATTATTTTATTAATCAATTCGATGATTTAAAATTAAACGGAAATAAACATAATAAAGAAGATCTACATTCTTATTAGTATGATCTGTTTGATATTCAAAACAATCTCAGAATTGAAGTGAAAACATATTCTAGCAATACGATTTCATTTACGATGAGAAATAATAAATGGGCGCCGAGACATGGCACATATCATCAAAGATGTTTAGACCTAACTCATCCTATTTATGGTTCCGCTGATATTATTATTTTTTGCCATTATGAAATGCTTAATGAATTTGAAATCAAAATTACACCAACTTTAATCATTGATGCTGAACTTCATATTCTTGATAAAATTGGCAACAAAACATTAAGTCATAATACATATACGAAAAATGGAAAGTTATATGTAGGCGCAAATTGGATAGGATGTAATACAAATTAGGTAAACGTACATAATAAAGAAGGCGAAGGTATTAGGAAGCTATGACAAATAAAGACCACAATAGATTATTATCTGACATTATTAATACAGAAGGATTGGAGTACGCGATGTACACGATTGAAAATCGTGCAATTCCTTCAATGATAGACGGTTTAAAACCAGTACAAAGATTCTTTTTATATTCTGCGCTTCAAACTGCAAAAGATAAATTTAATAAAGTAGCATCTATTGGTGGTCGAGTTTCTGAATGGGGATATCATCACGGGGAACAAAGCGCATGCGAAGCTGGTATTTTAATGGCTGCTGATTATTGTAATAATATTACATTACTTACTGGTGACGGCGCATTTGGTTCTAGATTTATTCGTAAAGCTGCTGCTGCTCGTTATATCTTTGCAAAAATTTCTGATAATTTTAATAAGATCTATAAAGATATTGATATTTCTCCGGCTCATGAAGATCCAGAACATATTCCACCAAAATACTATTTACCATTAATTCCTTTTGTGTTAATTAATGGAGTAAAAGGTATCGCAACTGGATTTGCGACACAAATTTTACCTCATGACTATCAATCAGTTGCTGATAAAGTTAAAGAATACTTAGAAACAGGTAATATTAAAGAAAATCCACTCGTTAAGTATTATGACTTCAAAGGAACTATTGAACCATATAGCAAAATTGTGAACCAGAAGCTTATTAAAGGAGTTACTCTAACTGGTCTATATAAACTATCAGGGTTTACTTTAACAATCTCAGAACTCCCTTTTAACACGGAACGTGAAGACTATATTGCGTTACTTGATAAATTAGAAGAATCTGGTAAAATTGTTTCTTATACGGAAGAAATTAGTTCAGAAAGAGTTCATATTGTTGTTAAATTGAAACGTGATTTTTTAACAACAGATACAGAAAAAAATCATCAATTAATTTTAAAAGAGTTTAAATTACAGGAATCTATTGCTCAAAATATTACTGTACTTGATGAAAATAATAAATTGAAAGTATATGATGAGCCAAAAGAATTAATTAAGGATTTCGTAGATTTTAGATTAACGTATTTTGATAAACGTATTCAAAACAACATCAAAAAAGAAACTGATAAATTTAATTTAGCTACCGCAAAAATTATTTTTATTAAAAAGGTAATTAATAAAGAAATTGTTTTGGATAAATTATCAAGAAAGGATTCTATTAAACTTATTGAGAGTTACAATGAATTAAAAGATTATTCAGAAGAACTTATTAACATGAAGCTTTATCATTTAACAACAGATGAAGTTAAAAAACTGGAACAGCAGCAAGAAGAACTAAAAAAATCTTTAGATTATTGGAAAACTACTACTGCTAAAACAGAATATCTTAAAGACTTATAGAACAAGTGAGGTAAGTTATGAAATTATTAAAGAAAATTATTATTGCTATACTTTTATTAGTTGCTGGCGCTGGAGCATATGTTGGATATTATTATGTAACACATGATCAAGTAGTTTCTCCTCAAAAATACAAGGAATCATTAATCCTAAAAAATAAAGTGTATGAAAAAGATTTAGTTCAAAAAGAAGGCGTTTCGTTTACTACAATGGGTAAATGGAATTATTTCAAATCAGAATTAAACTGTAATACTGATAAATACATCAAAGCTTACAGACTAGGTGCTATAGATTATAAGAAATGTACCGAAAAAGAATCATTAGAATATTCACCGGATTTGAGTTATAGCACAGATAAATTAGACAGATTAATTGATGATGCAAATGCTTTTGATCGTTATGTTTCTAGCGGAGACTTTGAGAAAAATAAATTTAAAGTAAACACCCCAGAAGAAGTATTTACATTTTTAATTGAAGGCCATGATGTTGTTAAATCATTGTATTCAGACATGCAGTCTGGTAAATTAAGAACCAATGATAAATTTTTTGTATCACAAATTACATGCGATTTTGTTAATGCATCAAAAGCAAAAGAAGAAAATAAACCATTTAAAAATTGTGATTCACATGATGTATTTAAATACTATAAAACAGAACGGTATATGACACTGTTGCGTAAATTGGCAAGTATTTAAATGTATCAATTATTTGGAAAAAAGATTAAAGAATATAAAAAACAATTATTCGAAGAACAAAATGGTTTATGCAAAATTTGTAAAAGACCATTGAATTCAGTTGGTGAAGCTCATCTTGATCATGACCACTCTGTAGTTGGCGAAAATGCCGGTAGATGCCGTGGGTTATTATGTAGAGCATGTAATGTCGCTGAATAGAGAATGAAAAACAGATTTATTCGTGAAGGGTTGAAAGGCAAAGTTGATTACCCTACATATTTAAGATCGTTAGCTGATTATTATGAACAAGATTTTACTAAAAATCCAATTCACCAAAATTTTCCAAATGATTTTATTAAACATTATAAGCGATTGTAGTTATCTGAGATGAAGGATTATTATAATCAATATAAATTTAATTTACCAGATGGAAAAATTACAAAAGAAATTTTGATTAAAGATTTTTCCAAACAATTTAAGAAGTATCAGAAGTAGTTATGAGTTTTAAAAGTTATACATTGCAAGAACAAGAATTAATTAAAATTTTTAGATTAAATCAAGGAAATCAATTTTTATCTGATTTTGTTGAATTATTTGAAAAAACTCATTGGGGGCCTAAAACATTTGTATGTGAATGCATTGATAATGTTATTGTTAGTGTCGTTAATAATGAAGAAATTATAGGACCATCTTCTAAAGAAGTTTTTAATGAAATGAAAATGTATGCTGCAGGCTACGCGAATGGACAGGTGATGAATAATGAATAATTTAGAATTTTATGATAAAGTAAAAGCAGCTCTAACGGATAAAGAATTAGAACGTGAAGTTATTTACATGTTAGCCTCAGACGGCGAAACTACAGATGGCTCTGGTTTTATTAAAGAATATGGCTACTACAAAGAAGTTTTGAATATATTAATAGATAATATGTTGAATACATTATCAGATGATAATTCTCATTATGCGGATAAATACTTACCATTGCTTAAAACATTTTTCTATGGTTATTTTTCTGGGCAGCAAAGAATGCTAAAAGGCTCGTCTGAATTTTATAAACCAAAAACAGGTTGTATGCCGGCAAATATCAGACTTTATGGAGATATTAGTGAAAGTTAAAATTTATGGATTTGATTCGTCATTAAAATATTGCATGTATTGTGAAATGGCGAAAAAATTATGTACTCGTAAAAAAATTGATTTTGATTTTATTTCTGTAATTAAAAAAGCAGATAATAAAGATGGGTATGAATTGATCCCAGAAATCGAAAATGAATTAGTTAAACTTTTAGGTAAGTCTGAATTAAAAGGGACAACAATGCCTCAGATTTTCGTTGATGGAAATCATATTGGTGGTTGTGATGATTTTAAAAAATTTTTAAGTTAATAATCAATATTTTGTAGCGAAATTTCATTGCATACCACATCTAATGGAGGTATCTAGGGGAGATTCTACATAATTGAGATTAGTTTTAAACAAGTCTTTATAGTGTAGTATTCATTATAAAGACTTTTCTTTTAGGTGATTTATGAAAGTTAAAATTTATGGATTTGATACTAGTTTATACCCATGTGAATCATGTTTAAGAGCAAAAGAATTTTTAGATTATCATAAAATTGATTATGAATTTCTTTCAGTTATTGAACGCGATGAAAATGGTAAATTAGTACATAAGGAATCTGTTGTTAAGCAATTAGAACTAGAATATGGTGATGATGTATCTGGTATAAGTTTACCTCAGATTTTTGTAAATGGCAAATACATCGGAAAATTTGCAATCTTTAAACAAAAGTTTCTTGAAGGAGTTTTTAATGGAACTTGATCTAACAAAAATTGATAAAACCAGTAAAGAATATAAAACAGCAGTTCGAAATATGATTAAGTCAGATTGTTTTGAAAGATATTCTGATGGTTTAGAAAATGGTTGGAAAATTTCAAATAAAGAAATTTCTAGTTTTTGCGCAGAATACAAAGAGTATGGTTCTGAAAATTATATCAGAGCAATTATTGTTCCGATGCTATTAGAAAATTTTGGTGATTGTATCAAATAAGGATAATTATGAAAACAATTAGTTATTATATTTCATTATTCATTCGCTGGCTTTTGTTCCAAAATGCAACGTTTGAAAATGTTGTTAAAGATTTAGACGAAAAGAATTTTTATATTTCTGGCAATTTTAATCATGCTCGCGATTTAGTACACAAAGATCAAACGTATAAAATTTGCGGTCTAAATCATTTTAAGCCATCATTTTTAAGTATTAAAGATCTTAACACTAACAGTATCGGGATTGATTCTGAATATATTCCATTAATTTATCGTGTGATTATTTTCATCAAAGCTAAAAAATTATACACTGAATTATTTTTCGATAAAGTTGAAAAAGATTTAACAAATAAAGAATAAACTATTTACAACAGATCTTAAATAGATTAATATAGATCTAAATTTTAGTAAATAGGAAACAAAAATGAAACAGATCAAAATCACAAAACAAGAATACCTTGACATCTTAAATGATAACTCTAAAAAATTAGTTGTTAAAAAAGTTAAGCAAGGTCTTAAATTTAAAGAAGTTATTTTTTCCGGTGTTGATGTAGTTGCTGAACGTGTAGTAACTGCTGATGGTGTTGAGTACTTTAAATATGCGTAAATTTTTATAGATTATTTTATTAGGATTAACATCAGCAAGCCCATCAATCTCTAAAGCAGTTGAGTGTCCTGATATTGAAACTTAGTTAAAAGTTGAAGTACAGTCTGATGATATTGTAAAAATTTGCAATGATCAGTATATTTAGTACTTTAGTAAAGAATGGAAAATTCCAGTTGCTGTTGTTGAAAAATTAGAAGAATCTGATTTTAAACAAAATAAAGCTCATAGAACAAATGATTTTAGATTTGATTCTAGACTTAGTTATAAAGATCAATTAAATCCTAAGCAATATGCTAAAAGTGGTTATGATAAAGGTCATCTAGCAGCATAGTCTGATACCTCTGATTATGATACTGTAAGTCAATAGTACTTAATGACAAATATTGTTCCGCAAGATCCTGTTTTAAACAGAACAACCTGGAAAAACATGGAAACATTTGCAAAAGATTTAAGAAAGTCTAATTATCATGCTAAGTATGTGATTTCTGGTATTGTATTTGATAATTGTGAAATTCATAAAACAAAAAACGGAATGAATATTCCGGATAAAATGTTTAAAATCATTGCTCATGATAGAATTTCTACGGTATTCTTTATTGATAATATAAAACCTGAATAGAATAAAATTTTTAATTATGAATCTAATTTAGGTATTGTAAATTCATAGTTATGTAAAGTAAAAATTAAGTTTAATCCAGAATAAAGGTATTATAATGGCTTTGATAAACGAAATCGAAAAACTTGATGAAAAAGAACGTCAACAACTGTTTAATGATTTTATTAAACTTTTGAATAAAAAACGTGAATATCACGAAATCCCAGAAAGAATTGTGTGTTCAGCTTGTCAAGTTTTCGTTGATGAACGCGATGGCACTTTAGAGAACGGCGATTATATTATTCATGAAGTATATGGTTTAAGACACTATGATTCTTTTATGAATAAACAAATCAAAGAACTTGAGAAAATGTATAAACATGCTTTATTAGATTGGGAACAAGGATTCTTGACAAATAAAGGTCGTTTTGTTGGGCGCGAAGAAGCAATGAAAATTGCGAAAGAACAAAATCAAGTAATTCGTTTATCAGGGTCACTTAATTCTGATATCTTGTTTTCTGAGGATTTATATTAATGGCTGCAATTTAGTTAGATGGTGCAAGCACTACAGGACATGGAAATTTTCCCCCAACAACATGTAAAGCAACTGTATAGAATGTTGTTGTAAATGGAAAGGCTCCATTAATCGATGGCGATCAAATGTTAACACATTGCGACCCATCGCCATCTTGTCATGACTCTGTTGTAATCGGAAGTTCAACAGTGTTCATAAATGGGAAATCTGCAATTAAAATCGGCGATTCTACTGCGTGTGGAGATACTGTTGCGGATGGTTCTGGTAATGTATTCATAGGATAAAAATAAATGAAAAGATTAGAAAATGGCCGTTTTGAATTAACTGAAGAAGAATTGGTTAAGTTATTTGCGGCTGAAGCTGAATTAGAAGCATTAGAATGTGCTGGTGTCGATAACTGGAGCGGTTACGATTATCGTTGGGATTATCTTGAAGAAGATGGTTTTGAAACATTCCGTGGGTATGCTGAAGATAAAGTAAAAAATCTTTAATAATAGTTATATCATATAATTT